AAGTCAGGCATACTTAAAGAGCGAACAGACACTGGTCGTATCTATCTAGTGTTCATTGACAACGTGATGAACCAAGGGCCGTTTGACCCTGAGTATCACACTATCTACCAGAGTAATCTTTGCTGTGAAATTCTCCTTCCTACAAGACCTTTCAAACGTTTGGACGATGCCGAGGGTCGCATTGCTTTATGCACTCTCGGATCGATCAACTGGGGTGCGTTCCGCCATCCTGAGGACATGCGCCGCGCTTGCCGTATTTTGCAACGCTCGCTCTGTAACATCCTTGACTACCAGGACTTCCTCTCGATACAAAGTAAATTATCTAACGATGAGATTCAGCCACTTGGTATCGGTATCACAAACCTTGCTTACTGGCACGCCAAGCGTGGCTTTAGCTATGGAGACTCAGACGCCTTGGCCGAAGTTAAGTCATGGATGGAACACCAGGCTTATTACCTTACTGAAGCAACCGTGGAACTTGCAAAAGAACGCGGCCGTTGTAAGGATAGCGACAAGACGTGGTATGGAAGAGGCGTGTTCCCATGGGAGCGTCGTGCCGTGGGTGTCAATGAGCTTACAAATTTTGATCCTGAACTGAACTGGGAAGGCCTAAGAGCAGAAATGCGAGCCTACGGTGTGCGTAATGCTACACTAATGGCAGTGGCACCAGTTGAATCAAGTTCTGTTGTTATTAACTCAACCAACGGTATTGAAATGCCTATGAGCTTGATCACAGTGAAAGAAAGCAAAGCAGGTAGCCTTACACAAGTTGTTCCTGAGTACCACAAGTTGAAGAACAAGTACCAATTGATGTGGGCACAACAAGATTGTATCGGATATTTAAAAACTGCGGCAGTGCTAGCAGCATATATCGATCAAAGTATTTCAACAAACACATTCTATAATCCAGCACACTTTCCGGATCGTAAAGTGCCAACAACATTGATTGCATCTAACTTGATGTTGGCACACAAGTGGGGGATTAAGACTTTCTACTACAGCTTGATCAACAAGCAAGGTAGTAAACAAAAGAGTGATGATGTTGTTGCACCATTAGAAGTTATCGATTTTGACGACGCAGATGATTGCGAATCGTGCAAACTCTGAGGATATAGTTTTATGCCAGTGTTACAAACTTGGGTACACGAATATCCACCGGGGGTAGTTCCGATACCGTTTGACGATTGGTTAAACACATTACCCCCAGAGGAACAACAACGTTATCATATAGCTAGAGCCAGGGCAGATGCTAAACGACAGAAAGCAATTGACGAAGGAAGAATGATAATAACCAATGATGGGTATGTTTGGAAAGACGAATCGTCTTTGCTAATGGGCAAGGAACAAGATGATGAATGCATGTCATTCTATGACAGATTTAATGCAGAAACTGGGCGAACTCAAATTGGAATATACAAGGAAGTAGAATGAGTAAACAACAATACAACTTATCAACTAAAACAGATTACTTGCATCGCAAAATGTTTTTGGACCCAGCAGGTCCTGTGACCATACAACGCTTTGAAGAAGTAAAATATAACAAGCTGGCCAAGTTTGAACAAGAGGCTCGTGGCTTCTTTTGGGTTCCTGAAGAAATCTCTTTAACGAAAGATGCAGCTGACTTTAAGGAAGCAAGCGATACAGTTAAACATATTTTTACCAGCAACTTGTTACGTCAAACAGCCTTAGACAGTTTACAAGGTCGCGGCCCAAGTCAAATCTTTACACCGGTGTGTAGTATTCCTGAACTAGAAGCTCTAATGTATAACTGGAGCTTCTTTGAAACAAACATTCACAGTCGCAGTTACAGTCACATCATTCGCAACATCTACAACGTGCCCAAAGATGTGTTTAACACTATCCATGACACTGAAGAGATTGTGAACATGGCATCTAGTGTTGGCAACTACTATGATGACTTACATAAGTTTAACTGCATCAAAGAGACTGACAGCGATCCCAATAACTCACCTGAAGAGGGACACATCCGAGCAATTTGGTTAGCCTTACATGCTAGCTATGCACTAGAAGCATTCCGCTTCATGGTATCGTTTGCTACATCATTGGCCATGGTTGAGAACAAGATCTTTATTGGTAATGGCAACATTATCGGCTTGATTTTACAAGACGAAATCCTGCACAAGGAATGGACTGCTTGGATTATCAATCAAGTTGTCAAAGAAGATCCACGCTTTGCCAAAGCCAAAGCAGAGTGCGAAGCAGAAGTGTATCAGATTTACATGGATGTTATCCGTGAGGAGAAGGCCTGGGCTGATTACTTGTTTAACAAAGGACCCGTGATTGGTCTTAATGCACAGATCCTTAAAGACTTTGTAGACTACACGGCATTCAACGCTCTTAAAGAAATTGGCATTAAGTATAACAACCCACATCCAAAGTCTACACCTATTCCATGGTTTAATAAACACGTTAATACTTCAAACAAACAAACTGCCTTGCAAGAGAATGAATCAACTAACTATGTTATTGGCGTTATGTCCGATAACTTAGACTACGATGCGTTGCCTGAACTATGATATTGAGTCGTGAGGAATTTGCTCACACCTTCAATGCTTTAAAAGAAGGGTTGGGAAATGATGATAGTCCACTGTGGATACCGGATGAGTCTGAACCTTCTGAACCTTCTAAATGGTTTGTTTGTGTAAAGCCAATTGGAGTCCACAGGTTTAAATGGGACTACTACAAATGGTGCAACTCAACACTAAAAGGCAAAGTTAGATGCTACAGCAGTGACCCAGATGATAAAAAAGAATGGTGGGGCTTTACAAATAAAGAGGATATAGTTGTATGGACGTTAAAGTGGATGTAAGAAATGTATTGCCCGGAGATCATCCATCGTTGGAAAATGCAGCAATCTGGTTGCGAGAGCATTTGAGTATCCCAGAGCTATGCACAGTATTTGAAGAATTCGAAGAATACTTCGATTGTAGAATCGACGTCGACAATCGTAAAGATTACTGGATGCAACCCAACAAGGTTGTATTCGAAAACAATGCAGCACTGACAGCATTTTTGCTGAAGTGGGCGTAAATTATAAAGGAAAATAAAATGAAAGCAATTGTATGGTCCAAGGACCAATGTCCATACTGTGTCCAAGCAAAGTCTTTGCTAGAAAGCAAAGGGATTGAATTTGAAGAACGAAATATCATGCATGACTGGACTAAAGAACAACTACTAGAGGCGGTACCAACTGCTCGCACGTTACCACAAATCTTCCTAGACGAGGAATATGTGGGCGGATTTAACGAACTTAGAAAGAAATTAACATGACATTTGAAACAGGAAAAGTATACACATTTAAAATGAATTCTGGCGAGGAAATGATCGCCAAGGTAGTTGAAGCGTCACAAGCAGACTATGTTGAAATTGAGAACCCAGTTAGCGTTGCTCCCGGGCCGCAAGGCATGGGGCTTGTACCTAGCATGTTTACCGCAGACCCAGGAGAAAATGCCAAGCTAAATATTAAATGTGTTGCAATGCATTCGTTAACTGACGATTCTGTCAGAATGAAATACATTGAAGCCACAACTGGCATCAAGGTGCCAGAAAAGAAAATTTTAGTAGGATAAACAAATGTCAGGGAAACCAGTGCAACGAGTAGGTGATGCCAATTCCGGCGGCGGAGTTGCAACTGGCCCTGGTCACGCAAATGTTCGCGTCAACGGTCGCCCTGCGCTAAAACCCTTTACTAAATTTACCCCGCATATTGGTTGCAGTCCAAAACAACCACAGCATTGTAAAGGTGTAGTCGGGGTATCGGGTAATGCAACCACAGTTAAAGCCAATGGACAACCGTTGGTGTTGACTGGTGCCAAAGATAGTTGCATAACACATAAACGTATAGGCGGAAGCCCGACTGTATTGGCAAAATAATGGCTGGATATCTAAGTGCTGTTAACTTAATTGCGTCCGCTGGCATTCTTGGAAATGTTGGCGGTGTACCTATTACAGCAAATGCCAATGTTATAACCAACATATCTAATTACAATACCCTTGCTGTTGTATCTCAATTTGCCAACGTTAAATCATCTGGCAGCGCAGTCCTTTCACCGACTACTACTAATAGTCTTAATAATCTAGCAGGAAATACTTTCCCTGGATTGACAAATGCTGTACCAAGTAGTTACACAGGAAGCCTTGGCAATACATCTGTTGCTGGTTTAACTGGATTAGTATCAACTGGCATCGATGATATTTTAGGCAATGGTGACCTTGGCATCTTTGAACAAGTTTTTAGTCTTGCAGATGGATATAAAAGCACAACAAACCAATTAATCAATAGTTCGGTCAACGCCAACAATGCATCTGCTAACTCCACATACACTACACAGGATAACACACTATCTGGGGGCATAAGTCAAATATCTCAGGCATACCAAGCCTTTGGCGCCGACTTAGTGGCCTTGGGCTATTCCATTGATTTTGCATCATTGTCTGACATAGGAAGTCCACAGGCACTGCTAAAACAAATATATTCGCAAACAGGCGGAAGCACAACAATTAACACAGATTTGCTCAACGCTGGTATAAGTCAAAATACATTGTATAATCTGTCGGATGTTCCAATGACAGATGAAGAACAAAAAATTGTTTATGATGTTATGACTACTATTACTGGTAACAAACTTAATCAAATTTTATATGTGTTGAAAGTTACTACAGCAGGACTAACAGCATTGTCAGATTTGTTAAACCCTGTTAAGATGTTTCCGAATAGTTTTAATACACTAACTGCTCCTACTGTAAATGGACTTCGTGGAATCTACATTAATAGTTCTGGCGCAATCAACACTAATTTAATAACAACGTTGCCTAGTAATGTTCTTGCTCCTGTGCAAGGATACCAAACAGTTCAAAACACCTACAGCCAATTAAAGAAAATTATCCCACCAGATTGGGCATTGGCTAACAAAGCATTACAAGCCGGATTCCAACAAGTTAAATCTATCTTTGGAACAACAGCACCGATATTAGGTGCAGCTATTTCTGCCCTTGAAAGCAACAAAGGTCTAAACTTAATTAACTCTCTTACAAGCCCGTTACCTAGCAACGTCAGTGATTACTTTGATAACACCTACGGACAGGGAACCGGCGAGAATGGTACCTTGTTGCTAGCAGATATAATTGGTTCAGCGGGTGGTTGGGTAGTCAACGGAAACTTGTCGTCGACAACAACTATAATATCTTCAATGACATCAGCTGGGTCGTTGACTACATTAACTAATGCTAGCACTGGCGTTTATACAATTATGCAAAACGTCATTGATGGCTTCTACGGGGACATCGCTAATTCTATTACTATCCCAGCTGGCAAACCCGGCGCCGGCACATACACAGACGGTAACGTTGCTTTTACTGGTCCGGGCACACCCGGCACAGGATTAATACCGGCAGCTTATTCTTTGATTGCTAATATTATTGCCAACAACAGTTCTAATGTTACTGTTGCAAATTCAAATTGGTCTAATATAGCGTCACAATTAGTAATTCAAAATGCCACACAAGCACAAGCTGGTATAGTTTATGCTAATCTAATTCCCGGGGTTGCCCCAACATCGTTGGCCTCAGATATCGGGCAATACGGATTAGATACAGCAGTAGGCGGAGCAGCCTGGCTATTCGATTCCATTGCCAACACTTCTACACAAGGCGGTCAAGCTATTGTGTCATCCATGCGAGAAGCTCGCAATCAAGAACTGTTAAGCAGATCTGGCGTGGGAACAGATATTGTTGTTGATGACGTAGTTCCTACCCCACAAATCTCAGTTAGCCCCGGGCAATACACAGTTTCCGAAGCTGAGTCACAAAAAATCATCTAAAAAACGGTTGACCTTTAATTGGCGATCTCTTATACTGTAGTTACACCATCCCAATAACTCACAGGAAAGGGCATAGTATGCTAAAGTATTACATTTTCCAAATTGAGTGGTCCCAAACAGATCATGAGATGCGTGTTGTGCAAGCCGAGAGCCGTGAAGCTGCCGAGCAGTTCCTGAAGAGCAACGGTGCAAATGGTCCCCGATATGTTAGCTACTATGGGCAAGTTGACAGCATCATAAAACTAAAGAAATAGTTTACATTTTGTAACCCCGAAAAGTAATACTTTTGTAGTATTACTTTTTGGTTGACCAAAATTTCCCGTTTTGCTATAATATACACATGTTAAAGCAAAAAGCCACTCGTAAACGCCGCCAAGATACCAAGCATGTTGTCTACGTGATCACTAACACAGTGACACAAGAACAATATATTGGCATCACAGTTTGCGGCCAGCAAGTTCGCAAGGCACTCAAAGTTCGTATGCAAAAGCACGTTCGCCGCGCAGTAACTGAGAACAAGGGCTGGGCATTATGCCGTAGCATCCGCGAACACGGTGCTGAAGCATTTACTTACGGCATCGTTGAGTTTGTGCGTGGTCGTAAGCCAGCTCACGCTCGTGAACGCGAGTTGATTGCCGAATACAATCCAGCTCTGAACACACACTAAAACGGTTGACCAAAATTTACCGTTTTGCTATAATACACTTACAAAGAAACAAAAGGAGCATGCAATGTCTAAAATCACACTTGAAAAAGGTTCCTGGGGCGACTATGACGCATACATTGATGGCGTCCGAGTTGAGATGGGTGGCGTGAAGCTCGACCGTGCTGACGTGCTTGAACTGGTGCTTGCAAAAATGGGCATCGAAGTTGAGACAAAGTGGCACTATTACATTGCTGAAGAAGTTGATGGCAAAACTCGCGGTGTGCGTCACGATGGTAGCTCAACTAACATGAAGGCGGTAGCATGACATTCAAACTCAAAGTCGGTGATGTGTGCAAACTCAACGAAGTTATTCCTGGCATCTACCAAAAGGATAACTGGAAGACTGGTTTGTATCGTGTCAAAATGATCTGGGCTCCCTTCTGCTACGGTGCAGACAAATTGCATCCTGGTCGTCAAAGCTATGCGTTTGAAAAAATCAAAAAAGACGGCACAGTTTACAAGAGTTTTAGCAATGGATATCGTTGCCAGGCTTGGGACAAATTTATCGACGAAGGTCGAGTGGAGATTGTAAAATGAAAGTCATTGCAAAAATTAGTGACACCGTTCTCCTGTGTGAAGTATCCACAGGCGAGATTGGAAAACTGCACGGCACCGGTGGCCCGTATGATAAAGAATGGCAACGTGCGTGGGTCGAGGTTGGTGCGGAACACGACATGCTAGGTGCGTTTAAGGCCGCCGACGCAATTCGCAGTTTTGATAAAAACCAACTCAAGTACCTTAAAGATCGTATTGACGTTATGTCCAAAGAATACGATAAAATCTTAGAAGCATACGAAAAGTTAACATTGTTTGACACACTGGAACAAGCAGGAGAAACAAAATGACAAAGTTGTTTAGGACGTCACTGGATGACAAAATGGATGCAGAGATTGATCGTATTATCGAGCAATTACAGGCCGCCAAGAATGCTCGAACCTACTTGCAAAAATCTGCAGAAGTGGGTAAAATAGCTGATAAGTGCCAGGAGTATGAAGGCTACTGGACTGATCGACTTTACGACCTAATGGATTAATATGATGAACAAAGAAATTGAACTCAAGCCTGGTGAAGGCAACTACTATGCGGCAATGGCATTCCATTGGGTGTTTGTTGTAATTTTTGTCGTGCCCGTATTTCTAGCACTACTAATTGCAATCGTTAATCCACTTTGGTTCCGAGACGACATGTTCCGCTGGATCGAAAACGGTGTGAACCGACTGAGCCGCTGGCGCAACTACAAAAAGTACCACATCTACTTGGGCACCGATCCCAAGTTGTGGCACACACTCAAAGGTGACTTGACGTGACACTCAAAGAATGGGTGGCTTCACTGACGCCGGAGCGTAAGCACACTTCGGGAGAAGATCTTGCTGATAGTATTGGGTTAATGGTGATTATGGGACTGCTATTACTTGTGGTATTTTTGTAATACTCAAGTATTACTTTTTAAACCCTAAAAACCCGCTAAACTGGCGGGTTTTGTTTGACCAAAAATACCCAATTTGCTATAATATACACATACAGAAACAAAAGGAGCCCCAAATGAAGATTACTCGTTTCAAAGCCGCACAAAAGTTCCGTGTTATCGTTGGTCAAGCATGTTTCTATGCCACCGCCAAACAAATTCGTTCGGGTGTTGGCGACTTTACCAAGTGCAATGCCGCAACACAAAAGGCCCTGGATGCGCTGGAATACACCCTCTCTGGCACCGGTGCCGCTGACCAATGTGCCGTAGGTCTTGCTGGCACTTGGGAAGGTTTGCAAGTTCAACTCAATTTGGCTTAAGGAATAAAAAATGTTTAACGCAAAACAAACACAATTGATGAACACACTTGGTATTGTCAGCGACCGTGATCGTTGCAGTTTATACGATGCCTATTGCGAAGTCAGCTGTGAAATGCGAGCCGAAGGAATGAACGCAGGCTCATTCACAGACTACTTGGAACGCAAAGTGGCCTTGGCAGAATATGTTGCCAAGCGTAAAAACCAACAAGCACTTCAAGGAGCCTAATATGACCATGCCAGCAGGAAAATACTACATTGGTGATTTGTGCTATGTTATGCACCCCGAATGGGACGAGTGCTGTGATTTGTTTTTCCCAGCCAACCATCCGCCTCGAGGTGTAGAAGGTGAGTTTACACTGAAAGACGGTCGTCGCTTTGCTAGTTTTTCAACTGCATACGGCGATGGCTCATACCGCTCTAACATTGGTACTGGCCATTGTGTGGACTCTGGAAGCATTGGTTGCATCCGTGTTGAAGATATTCGCGACAACGCATACGACAACATCGAAGAACTTGGTGCCGTTGTAGAATTTGATCAGCCCTTTGAAGTGAGCTCAGATCAAGGACTGTTGATTTTTGGGCATGTGCAGATTGAAACTGCCGGTGGCTACGACGAGGATGATGAATATGATTGTTTCAGCGACGAGGACGAGGGGAATTAAAAATCAATACCAGTGCAAGCATTGTGGATCAATGTTTGTTGCTCGTGTTGCGGATCGACAACGTGGGTGGGCTCTGTTTTGTAGCAAGAACTGTAAACAACACAGACAAGAAGATGCCCGTAAGATTTGGAAAGCGTTAAGGAGATAACTATGCCCTGTCAAAGTTATGATAACAGTTGGGACAGTGGCGACGATGATCGCCGCAAAATTCGTGAACTCAAAAAGCAAGCTGACATGCTGGCACGTATTGCCTGCAAGGCCCTGGCTGAACTTGAGAACAACAAGATTGAGGATATGCTTTTGTTACGAGATGATGAAGTGCGTGAGTGGTGGCTCAAGCACAAAGAAGATGACCGCCGAGCCAAGGAAGCTCGTGAAGCAAAGGAACGTCGCGAAGCTAAGAAGGCGGCTGCACTGGCCAAACTCAGTGAAGAAGAAAAAGAGCTGTTGGGCATTGCAAAGCCAAAGACAAAACGTGCCTTTAAACTGTGGAATGACGAGGATGACAGCGAATGACTAAGAAGCGTGTTTTAGATCGCCGCGATCCAGTTGATATTTCTGACTTGTTTGATGGCCGCACTCTCGACGATGCGATTATGGAGTTGCATAGCATTGCTCGTAAGTATGAACCAGAGATTCTTGGTCAAGACAAAGAAGTAAAGTTTGAAACTGAGTATTACGGCTATGATGGCGGCTTGGAGTTGTATGTTCGTGTCATGCGTTGGGAAACTGATAAGGAATATACAAAGCGACTTGATCGTGAAGCAGTTGCAAAAGATCGAGCCCGCAAGGCCCGCGAAACCAAAAAGGCCAAGGCCTTGAAGCAAGCACTAACCACTGAACAAGAAGAGCGAGAATTACTTGCTAAATTGCAAGAAAAATACGGAACAAAGTAATGAGTATTATTACAGCATACAAGTGTGATGCAGACGGCAAGATCTTTGAGGACAAATCAAAGTATACTGCCCACCTGCGTAAACTTGCTCGTCATCGCAACGCCCAACGCCGACTGAAAATTGCAGAGGCTGAGAAAGATGCGGCCTGGGCAGAACTGTATGAGCGTGAGCAAAGCATCGACGACTGGTTCCAAATGGTTATCGACAACCAGCACCTGTTTTGGGCCGAAGCCGCAGAAGGTGATCCACATGATTGGGAATGTGTGGGCAAGAAGTATGGTCGTGGCAAAAACGCTGTGGTTGTGCCAGTGCCACGAGTTCTAAAGATTGTCCACAGTATGACTTGGAGCGACTCAGTTAGCAATAGCCACTCATGCCCGCATGATGGCGTCACCAACTGGGGCGGCCGCGTTGAAGGTGCTCCTCGCGGTTATCCAGGTTGGACCGGACGGGTCGATTGGGTTGTTGAATGGCCTCGAGAACTTGAAGGCATGTATCTAGGTAGTGACTTGTTCAGCAAAGGCACATTCCGCACAGGTCGTCAACGTGCTCATACTGGCACAGGTGGAGGCGGGGGTGGACGCATGAGCAAAGAGTTCAACACTTGGGTCCAATGCCCTGGCTACCAATTTGATATTTTTGCCAGCGACTGGCCTGGTTTGACAAGATATTATCAAAAGCGTAAAATGTGGAATACATTGAGCAACAAGGAATACGCATGATTGAAGTCACTGACATTATTGATCGCCCGATTCGTGTCGGTGACTTTGTTGCGTTCTATGCCAACGTATACAAAGTTGAAGCACTAGGCAAAGCTCGAGGTAATGGTGCAGCTACCGTGAAGATCATGCTTGCTGATCCAAGCCCTAGCACTCGCCCTGTGCAAAAGTTCAGCAAAGAAATGTGTGTTATCCCTGCCCAGGAAGTCACTTTCTGGCTGTTGAAACGGACGCAACGATGATTCCAGAAGATCACAAAACCGCGGTAGTCTCAAATGGCATGCACTTCATGCGAGCCATTACAGAAGCCTACGGTGCTGATGAAGGTTTGAAGCTGTGGGAACAGATTGCCAGTGTGCTGGACGGCGACGTCAAGGGACAAATCTTCATGGCAATGATCACTGGCAACTACAACGATCGCGTTCACTTGAAAGGTTTGTATCCTTCGGGCATGGCCAATGCTGTGCCTTGTATCAAAGCAATTCGCGAGTGGGACCGTCGTGGCCTGGGTTTGAAAGAAGCCAAGGACATGTATGATCGTGTATCAAGTCGCACAACACAGTACCAGCCCAGCAATGAGTTCCTGCACATTGATCATGAAAGGTATAGTCAGGCTGTGACAGCTCTTCGCAATGTAGGATTTAATGTATGAACCGAGTTGTTCGTGATGGATTAGTTGCTGTTCTTTACTCACCAGGGTTTGGTGCCGGCTGGTCAACTTGGGCTAGCTCGGACATACGCGAACAAATTTTGTTTGATCCCGGGATTGTTGATTTAGTAGAGAATGAAAAATGGGAAGAAGCCCAGGCCTATGCCGCACTCAAGTATCCAGATTTCTACCCAGGTGGTTTAGAAGATCTGCATATTGCGTGGATTCCTGTGGGCACACAGTTTCGAGTTAACGAATATGACGGCAATGAAAGCATTGAAAAACGCGATAGCGTAGATTGGATTACAGCATGAAAAAGCATTTTGTAAAATTTTAT